CCTGACGAACCTAAGTCAAACGACCCAGCAACACCATTAGGAATAATGCTAGAGTTTACGTCTGCACCAAAGACAACGTTATCTGTAACCGCATCACCAAGAGTAATTGTACCACCATTAAAGGTAGTAGTACCTGTTACTGTAGCATCCCCTGCAACTGTAAGATTACCACCTACAAGTAAATTACCTGATACATCTAGTATACCATTCATATCAATAGTGGTAGCAACAATCTGTATTTCTGTGTCAGCTACAATGTCTAACTGTCCATCTGCAGAAGAGTTAATGAATATAGCAGTGTCACGAAACTGTAGCTTCTCTGATGTAGCAAGTAAGATGTCATCAGAAAACGTAAAGTAATCCTCATCTTCACTCCAGATGATAGCACCATCATTGGAACCACCATCCCAAGTAAGTGTAATGTCACCCGCACCAGTACCTATAGTAACATTGTCAGATGCCACTAAAGATATAGGACCACCTTCTCCTGCAGTACCATCGTGAGTGTGTCCTGAATTTACTGCAAAGGCAGCTAGAAGCTGGTCAAATTCATTATTAAACAGATCGGCGGTAATAACATCGCCGTCAGTAAAAGTTGATTGTCTTGTGTATGTAGCACCCATTTAACGTCTTGCTCCTAATGTATACTCTAACTGAAAACCTTTAAGTGAGTAAGGTGCAGATTCACCTCCATCATTTATTCTTAGTACCACAGAAAAACCTGAACCTTCTACGGACTGTCTTACAAGAGGCTGTGATGGCCCACCAAAAACAAATCTAACTGAACCACCTGCAGTACTAAATACAGCTAAACCAAATTGTGCAGCTACTTCAGCGGAATCTAAAGCATACGGTGCGGGTCTAGCAGAGTCGGCATCTTCATTGTCGTACCTCATTACTAGTTCTGCATCAAGTGCAGACTCAGGTTTGTAGTTAATAATAACTCTCTGCATATGCTTTCGTATGCCAGTATCTCCAAAGGCTAAGTCAGAGCTTCTGTATTTTCCTAGTACGGGTATACCATCAAAAGTATTACCTCTTTCTTGACGATGTACAAACCCAACAAAGTCTCCGTGTAAAACAATAACGTCACCTGCAGAAACAACAGTGTCTGTGCAAGAAGGTTTTATACCACGTACTTCAGAAAACTCAAAGCCTTGCTCCCTTGCAACACAAGTAATACCTCGTGTAATACTATCGGATTCATTATTCTTAGTAAAGAATATTCTGTACTGTGTCTTGTCAGGTATAACAACACTCTCAAATAACAAAGAGTCCTTAATGTTTTTGTCAAAGATAGACTGTACGTTTTTACTTATTGTACCTAGTTCTGTGTCACCAATCTTTGCGGTAGCAGCAACTGTACGCAGTCCATCAGGACCAAGGAATACTAAGTCACCACCAAATTCCTGTATGGTGTCACCATTAATACAACCAATGTTTCTAGTAACGGGAGCTATAGAAAAAGCATCGCTACCTGTAGAAGCACTACCTGTTAATTTAAATATTCTATTCTCACAAAAGATAAAAAGACTTTCTCGAAAAACCTTTAGTCCCGTAATAGTGTCGTCTACTCTAATAGTACCTGCACCATCACCACTAGTAAAATCATCTTCATTAGATGCTACACTAAAATTAAGTAGTTCTGGCGTAGTTGATTTACCTGCGTAAAACATATGTGACTTAAAAGAAACTACAAACCTAGAACCTACAATAGCAGTTGCGCTAACATCAGTTGCACTAAGAGCTAAGTTAAAAACTACAGGTGCGTTAACGCCATCAACACATACAAGCTTTGGATTGCCATCAAAGTTAAATCTTTCAAACCTATACTTATCCGCATTAGTTCTACCTGTATCTATTTCTGTCCAAGGAGAAGAAACTGTTACCCTAGAAACGTGTGCGGCTGCAGTAGTATTTTCTGTGGCACGTGTTACACCTGTAAATTCGTTAGGCAGTGAAGCAGCGTCTACTCCTGTATAAGTAAATTTCTCTGAGTCTAACTGTAAAGTACCACTAGTTGCAAAACCTGCAACAGAGTCTACAATAATTGTGCCTGAACCAGACATAGTTGCAGCAGCAGTTATAGCAAAGGACAGTTCTGTAGAAGCAGCAGAGAATATTTTCTCACCCCTACATGCTATTACCTTATCCCCAAACTTAGATACACCTATTACTTTTTCGTTGATACTAGAAGTATGGGGTACTACATGATTGACATACCTACGGTAGCCGTTCATTCTTCTGTAGCCACCCTCAACGTCAGGTTCAAAGTTTTCTAGTACTAAAGCTTCTCCCGGTTTCATAAGAAAAGAAGAACGGTTTAAAACTAAACCGCCCTCACAATTAAATGCTGCAGGTTGTACACTAGAACTATCAACCATTAAAAAGATATTCCAATATTATAATTGCTTGGTCTATATATAACAGTTGACCTAACGTACTCATATTTATTTACAAGAAGACTTTGTACATTCTTTATACCCTGTTCAAAACGTACAAAGTTTGTATTGTACTGATCTAGTTCTCCACGGTACTGATACACAAAAGCAGTAGCACCGTCTACAATAATAGGAGAGAACCTGTCAGGTATACTAGTAGTGTCTGCTTGTGCAGCTAAGTCACTTGGAAATGTAAAGAAGTCAAACACTAATGTGTATTGTTTATCAGGTAAAGGATAAAGTAAATAATTATTATCTGGAGTACGTACAATAAACTGAGGTACTCCACCATTTGTAAATAGTGCTACCTGTACACCAGTGGCATGGGCTGCAGCCGTAGTGCTGTTAGCACCCCTAGTGCAACCAGTAAAGGTAGTAGACGTAGTACCTGTGTAAGATACTTGCTCACCTAGTATAAAGAGAACTCCACTAGTAGCAAAGTCTGCAGTACTTACCACAGTAATTGTAGTGGCACTGTCTGTTAAAGAACCGTTTAGTGTTGTTGCGTCTACTTCATCTTCTTGAATAGCAAAGCCCCTACTAATATATTCATTATAATCTAGCTTTGTAAGATTGCCACCTGAAGTATTTAGGTCAGCGTTCTTTTTTATTCTAGCTGTATTATAATCAATATGTTTAGTACTAGCGGGTACAGTGTACCTAGTTGTACCGGGAACTAACGTAGATACATTAGTTGCGTGATTAAAAGGATAACCAAATTCTTTTTGATTAATGTATCGTATGGATTCATTAACGGCATTTTGACATTGTATCTGAACACCTCTAGCGTCTGCAAAGTTAGCAGCAGTAAGAGTAACTTCATTCATACGAGTTATAACATCGTTAGTTAATGAAAGATATGTCAGGGCCATTATGTTTCCTTAAAATGCAGCAATGGGGCCAGCGCAAAGCCAGCCCCAAAGTTTAGTGTAGTATTACAGCAAGTCACGCTGGGCTTCACCAGCTTCAGTGTGAGCAGCAGAAATATCTGCAACTACTGCATAGACACGTAAGCGTCCAGTTGCAGCGGCAGCACCAGCGATAACAACATCAATGGTATCTGCAGCACCAACAACAGCAAGTGCTTCAGCAGCAAAAGTAGATGCAGCACCAGTGTTTACGATGTTAGCTTCGCCATTACTACCTTTTACAAGGTATGTACCAGCAGCAGCATCCAAAGCAGCACCGTCAACGATGTCATCTCCAGCACCGAAGTCAATATTACAAGTACAACTTGCAGTAAAGGACTTCATAATTTCTGCACCAGCAGCAACAATTACTGATTCAGCAGGAATTTCTAACAACTGAAAAATGTCACCATTAGCAATAGTAGCACCTGCAGTAATCATAGCATCAATATCTAAGATTGCCTCAATAGTGCGTACCGTGTTACCAACATTAGTTGGAACAGCAAGAACGTTTGCGCCAACACCAGCAGTATCGACGGAAGTCATATCAAAAGTAGCCATAGTTTATATCCCCCCTATGCTGCGTTATAACGAGCAGTTACGATTGCTTCTGGACGAAGAATCTTCCTGCCGTATAGGTGCATACCACGAACAATGTCAGCAAAGCTGTCAGGGTCACGATATGATTCTGTCTTATTGATCTGCTCTGCGGTAGCTACAGCGGAATCGTGTCCAGCCATAATTACTCCCAGATTAGTCAGTTGGTTTGCGGTTCCAGCAGTTCCCGGTCCAGTACCTAAAGCAGGTAAGTTAGACGAGGAGTATACACGGAAGCCATGAAAGTTACTTACGGTCAAACCGTTACGCAACCCACCAGAATCACCGAAGTCTGCGTTCATGAAGCGTGAATCTTCATCAGCGAGGATTTCCATAAATACTGGATCGACCACTAGCCAGCGACCTTGTGAGTCAACTTGCTGTTGGTCAAGCAAACGCTTCATACGAGCAACAATCATTGCAGGAGAAACGGTTGCAGTTGGAAGCGAAGTAGCTCCCGGCATACGTGCAGTCACAGGAATTGAGTGAGTGCCAGCAGAGGTAGTAGAAATATTCCCAAAGTCACCTTTGTGAAGCTGCATGGATGAAAGCAATTCATTAGCACCTGCAGTTGAAACAGCTTTAGAGCCATTGACTGTAGTGTTAAGTGTGTCAGCTTTGCTGTGCAAAGAGGACTGCTTGTAACCAGCCATGTATCCAAGAACTTCTTGGTCATGGTTATCTGCTAAACGATATGCTGCACGATTAGATGCGAGGTCCATGAAGTTTACATGGGAATGGGCTTCTTCAATATCGTCCATCTTAAAAGCAAAATAATTCGCTTTGTCAATAGTCAATGAAAAATCGGCGTCCTCTAAATCTTGTGCTGTGACATTTGTGCCACGTGCATATTCTGAAACAGAAATCTCAGGTTCTTTTATGATCTTAACGGTATCGCCTTGACCAGAAATTTCCCCCATATAATCGGAGTTAGTGATGTCACCAACAACAGTTGACTTGCGGAACGCAAGCTGTACCTGTTTGCTGTAAATGACCGGGCTGAAATTACCATTTGGTAGATTGCCATAACCCGTAGCTGTCGTAAATGCCATTGTATTATCCTTTGCATTAGACACAGATACAAACTTAAATGGTAAATAAGGAGGCTAATTTCTTTTGGGTAACATTATTTAGAAAGTCGGCCAACCTTCTTGATAACGGGCCAAAGACATTAGGTAATCACTAGAACTATTTATGTTTGTGAAAAAAGGAGTATTGCAGGTAACCAAAACATTGGGGCTGCAATAAACCTACTGTATATAGTTATATACTTTATACAGGTATTGTCAAGTCTTTTATCGTGCGCTACCCGAAATATCGTAAATAAAATTACCACCTCGAATAGCTTCCATGATTTCGTCTTGATGTTTCTCATACTCTTTAGAGGACATTTTGTTTACCGTTGATTCAGACATCTTATTATTATTAGATGTAGCATCTGGTTTAGTCCTACTGTTACGAGTATTTACAGACTTAGCAGCATCTTTTTCGTTGCTAGGTTTTTTTGTTGATATGTTCATGTCTGCTTTATACAGATCAATCGCACGTGATGCAGACCTTGCATCATTATCATTTTCATATAGTGCATCTTGAACCCACTTAGGTTGTTCTTCAGCCCAGTTATGAAAGTCATCGCTATCACGTATTTCGTCAAAGTCAGGGTGTACCTTTAGTAACTCTACTTCTGCACGTTCACGTGATGCAGTTTCCCGCATAGCATCTATTTCTTTTACTTTATCCTCTAAACCAGCCTGTTGCTCACGTGCCTTTTTAATAGCAATGGTTTCAACAATAGCAGCTACATCTGGATATTGATTTGCCCAAGCATCAATGTCTTCATCGGACTTAGGTAAACGCATCTCTTGTTGTGC